AAGATGAGTAACCAATAGAGTCCGCGGTTACATTACCTTTTTTCATCTTCCACGTAAGCACCTGAGTAGAGATAACAATTGGCTTGTTAAATCGCTGAGCCAGCTTCTTTAATCCACGAGTGATGTTAGTCAAGGCCTGTGGGGTATTAGCCTCACCAGACTGCTCGTCAATCATAAGATAGACACCGTCAATAAAAACAATGTCTGGTTGCAGTGTTTGAATCTTTGCCGCAATACCTGAGACTGTAGAGCCAGCAGCAGAATCCACAAGCCAAAACTTATGGTCAACGTTTTCAAGGTTTTCTAAAATCTTTTTGTATCGAGACTCTTCTTCTGTAGTCAATGTTCCAGTCATCAAACGCTGATGCGAAATAAGAGCACGCATTGAGTCATAGCGAGTTTCTTGTTCCATATTGCTCATCTCAAACGACTGGAACATAGGAACTTTCTTTTGCTCACGGTGGATGTTTAAAGCAATCTGCAAAGCAAGAGTTGACTTACCAGTCTTTGGTGGCGCAATTACTACAATCAACTGACCATTTTGTAAACCACTAGTTGCTCTATCAATAGTAGGAAACCCGGTTGGGTATCCGCGTAAACCGTTAGGCAAGTTCTTTCGTTCTTGGTAATCATCCCAACGACGCATAGGTTCGTTAGTTAAATCAAGGTCGCTAGTTCCGCTTAACCCATCATCATCAATCTTAATGAGACCACGCTGTAAACGTAGTAGTGCCTCTTCATGGTCCGAACGCTTATCAATAGATTCAATAGCATCACGAAGCATATTGACAGTTGCAAACTTACGGCGTGCTTCAACAACTGCATCTAATAAATAGTCAAGGCTGTCCTCAGTCTGAGCAAACTCATACGTTGGGTAGTTGTCTTTAAGAATCTCAAGGCTTGGGCACTCACCATACTTTGAGAAGTGGTCACGGACCTTAGTCCAGACTCGCTTGTCATCTTCATCTGCAAACCAATTAGCGTTTACATTGCGCATAAACAAAGGGGTTAAGTTCTTTTCAAGAACCGCTTTACTAAGAAGCTTCTTTTCATTGTTCATTGAAGTAAGTCCATTCCCCAGCTTCCGTAGCGCAACAATCTATCAGGCCTATCCATAACACCAACAACATCTGGTCTATATGGTAACTCTGCTACTAGGTGGTCGATAGAAGAGTAGACCGTAGCATAGCGAAAGGGGTTCGTGCCAATTTTCTCTAAATGTTCAATTAAGTCGTTTAGCTCTTCTTCGGTCATATCAAAAGAAATAAGCTCGTAGGTATATTCGCTTCTAGTAGCCCATAAATAAATACGGCTTAATATTTGAGAATTAAAAGTATATTTTTTTTCAATCTTGGGGATTATTTTAAAAACTTTTTTGACAGAGGTTTCCCAATTAAGTATGCCGTCTGTTGTAACAAGCACCCGCCTAGTAAATGCGTTGCTTATATCCCCCTTGTACATGTTTAATAAACCTCTATTTTTCCAAATCTAATAATGAACTCTCTAAACGCATCTGTAGATTCTTGAGCCTTGTCGGCTTCTTCTCTAGTTGCTTTCTTAGAAATTTCTAACGGATAAGCGCCACCATTAGTATTAATGCGGGCGTTTACAAAGCGAGAATGCTTGCAACTACTTCGTCCATTAAACCCTGGGCAAGAGCAAATTAAATCTCCGTCTAACGTGCTGCTAACTTCGTATATTGCAGGGCTCGGACTCATAGACTGGCTCAAGAAAACTTGTATAAGCTTTGTCTCTTGGGCTTGCATATTCTTCTTCCTCATTTCCGTAAATCCCCTTTTGGAGATTTTAGTGCAATAGGTACGAAAGCTTCTCGGGCAAAGCTCTCCGTAGCAGGACCATAAACGGCTCCCCAAGCCTCTAAAGGTATGTTTGAGGTAACAATAGTCGGTAAGCCGTTATTAAACCGAGTTCTAAGGACGTGGTGAAGCATTGTTTTTTGCCAACCAGACCCAGACATATGTTCCTTGCCTACGTCATCAATAACCAGCACTCTAATGTTGTATGCGTCATCCACGGACTCCCCAAGGATTCCAGCAAATAAAGACTGCTCTTCATCTGTGGGGTCTTCCATAAGAGCCCCCCTCAAATCAAGTAAGGCGCTAAAAGTTAAAAAGTAGCAAGGTCGAACAAGTGTCTTGTTTGCTTCAGGGGAGAAGGCTTCGTAAGGAAATCGACGAAGGATGTCCTGCAAAATTACCAAAGCCAAAGTTGTCTTGCCGTGCCCTGGCTCTCCGTAAAGCATAAGACCCTGACCGCAGCTTGTCTGACCTTTAGATTTAATTACCTTGCCAGATTCAACTGTAGAAACCCACTCTTTAATTATCTCAACATCAGATGAGATAACGCCAGTGCAGTCTTTAAACTCCCAACCCTGACGGTTGTAGGGAATTGCTGCAATCTTCACCCATGAACGGCGTCGAAGTTTTAACTCGTCTACGTTAAACATTTCCCCTCAATCTAGCAAGCGCCTTTTCTTTAAGACGAAGCTCTTCATCGCTTTCTTCTGTAGAAATCATAGAACTCTTTGCCTGCAAAACGTAACTTGGAAATCTAGTAACAAACAACTTCCAAAGATGTTCTGCGTCATCGTACTTTTCAAAATCAATACTACCGAAGAACAAATCTAAGATAGCAAGTTCTACTGCGCCATTAGTATCGTGCTTTTTTCTAAGAGACGCAAGGGCTGGGATAAAACGGCTGTTAGTAACCGACCACGGCTTAATGCTCCAAACGCGATAGATGCGGTCAGCAAACTCATAGCCAACATCTGTGCAAGTCCACTTCTCGGCAGGAACGGAATGACGGCTCAAACGCTTTTTATGGTTTTTGGCTTTAGCCTCCTCGTACTCAGACTTCTTAGCGTCCTGAGTCTTTTGACGTGCCTTAAGAACTTCATCATCGTCAATCGACGATTGCTTTTTAAAAAATTCATAGCCCATGCTATCCACCTCAATGTTAATCGTTTGGAACTCTTCCACCGACGGAGTCGGTGTATCTGGTTTACTTATAAGCGAATTAGCAAATACAGAGTTATTGCTATTCTGCACTACAAGGGGTAACAATAGTTCGGCTGTCAGACGGTCTGAACCTAAGACAGTCAGATAGTTCTTCTTAACAATACTAGCCCCAATTTTCTGGGTCTTCAGTTCAATGTAGCCAAACTCTCGCAACTCTTTTAGTGCCTTGAGTGCGGAATGTCTCCCAATTTGCCAATGACTCATTACGGACTCGGCTGAGATATTTAACCCAGCGTTAGCTTTAACAAGTATTGCTAGTGCAAGAGGGGAGAGGTTGTTCACTTATCTTCTTTTAATTTCTTGGCTAATCGGTTGACTATTAAATCAATGAAGCCATCGATAGCAGCGTATATATCATCTACTGCATCGTCGTACTCTTCCTCTTCGCCTTCTTCAACTTCCTCGTCCTCAAGCTCTTCCTCTTCCTCTTCGTCTTCCTCAACTTCTTCTGAAGTCTTGTCCGTAGAAGCCTCAGATTCAGGCATTACAGGTACAGAGGAGCGCTTAATCTCATCGGCTGGAGTTATCTTGGCCAAACCATCGCAAAGGTCGTAGGAGGCCAAACCATAGGTTTTACATACAGAAAGCACATCCGCGCAATCTGGGTCATCGTCGCTCCAAAGGATAAATACCTCTGACTCTTTAAACGCCTTAATAGATTCATCTATAGGTCTAGCAGTCTCAACCATAGTTGCGTGAGAAATGCTATCTAAAAATGCTCCCGCGTTTGCGTAAACAATAATGTCAATATTTTGTTGCTTTGCCTGTTGTGCGGCCCATACTTGACCCTGACTTGGCTTTGAATTAAAGGCCAAAATTAAAGTGCCTTGTTCGCCGTGTGCGTAGTAGTGGTCTGACATTAGGGCTTCAACATTAGCTCTGCTTGTCGTGCCACTACCTGCCAGTATTACTGTGTAGTTTGCCATATGAACTCCTTAAGACTGTGGAGTCGCAGACTATACCCGAAGTTTTACTCTGGTCTAGTTGGGCGCGTTATTGCAGGTTTAAATGTAGTTAAGCGGTCTGCAGCAACTGTAACAAAAAGAGACAAAAAGGCAGAAGATATTGTTAATGCAACAAAAAGACCTATTTCGGACACTCCCAATAAAGCAAGACCTACAGCCGAAAATATTAAAGAGGCTAAAGCCTTAAACATTTTTAACTCTACTACCTGGTCTAAAACAGCTAAAAAGAAAGCGGAGAAACAAGCGGCAACTATAAATTCAAACATGCTTATATCCTACTACGGTTTAGCAAATAGCAGTTGGAACTGGCTTCCTAGAGTTAAGTAGTTTGGAAGGTCAATCATTAAGCGACCTTGGATAGTTCCGCGATTTTTGTAATAATGGCTTCTAGAAGCTCCAGCAGTTCCTTCCCAGAACAGGTTAGTTAAAGAACTAACTCCCGTAGCTCCATCAAAGTAAGAGTTGACGTAGGCACTAGACTCAAACAAGGCCTGGTCAAGAACTAACCACAAATTAGTATTTGTTGTTGGGTATTTAATTCTGGCAATTGCATATGTTGCATTTGATGGGCTTGTAGCAGTAACGCTTGGACGAACAAACGTAGTTAAATTGCCAGTTGTAAGTGGGGTTCCAACTTGTTCTGTGCCTATGATGCCCCCAGCGTTGTACCAAGAAATAGATGCTGTGAGCGCGTTTGCTGCAGAAGGTGTTGCGTTAAAGTATTTTGCGTAAACACTAAACGTATAAGTTGTATTTGGGGAGATAGTTGTAATGTTTTCTGAGTTTATAACTACATCTCCAATAGCAGTTGGGTCTGCAACTAAAGACTCGCCAGACACAGCTGTAGGAGCTGGGCTAAGAGAAGACCCTAATACTAATGTGCCGTTAGTAACTCCCCACTGAGTGTTTGTTGTAAAGTTAGGATTTTTCAACTCATTAATTCGGCTTGCTTTAAAAGTAATTTTAAGAATACGAGAGTCTTCAAAGTAAGTGACTGCAGCAGCGTTTTCAAGCATTGCTGCACTAAAGTAAAAGATTTGACTTGAAGTTACGCTTGCAATACTTACAAACGGTGTAGCAAATGCGGCGTTGACTGGCGCAACTGCGGTTACTTGTGGGCGACCAGCAGTTGATTCGGCCATACCTAGTACAGGTAAAGCAACAGCAGTACCGGCCGTACTAGTTGAAAGATATACGCCTGCTCGGTCATACCATTTAATACTTACTTGAGCGTTTCGTGCAGTTGCAGCAGAGACTCCCCAGATACTAAATGTATAAACTCCTCCAGCTACTCCAATTGATACAGGGATACCTGCAGTTGGAGGTGTAGTTATGACGCCTTGAGAAGAACCCGTAACAGCGCTTGCAATTTTAAAATTGTAACCAGTTGATGAATAAACTGTTGCGTTTGTTAAATTAAACCCTGCAGTAGAAAGCCCAGTAATGGTTACTTTATCTCCGTTTACAAAGTTGTTTCCAGTTGTGTAATAGGTTATATAAGTACCATTAGCCGACACCCCAGTGATATTTGCAGATTTTACT